TTTTGTACTCCTGGATGTTCATCCAGCATCCTCATAAAAACAAATTCCCAACTACTTCTAGCAAGAGGTTTTTTAGTACCCACATACTTGCCAGGATTTTTCATTTCGAATCTTCCCTGAGCAAACTTAGCCATTATGGTACCACGTTTCTTTGTTTAGTTATGTCTGGTGTTCTCTGCCTATATCCAAGAGTAGATGTTGCTGGTCTATTATTATTTAATATTTCACTTACCAGTCCACTTATTTGTAGTTCATCCAATTTTTTTAAATCATCTAGTATACTAAAAATATTTACATTTTCTAGTTTAGCCTGTTTCAACACGCTCATGGAAATGCTCTGCGCTGCTTCCTGTGCAAATCCCCTTCCCTCAAAAAATCCTATTGTTGCATCAACTTCTGTTGCATTAAATTCTAGAGGAGCCTTACCGTAGGTATCAAAGAATACCTTTGTTCTAGCCGCACTGTCGTTTATCTGCTTTTCTGGTAAATTAGTTTTTGGGTCCATTAGGATGATCCTTCACTATCAGTTAATTTTTTGCTTGATCCTTTTGTTGTTCCATTGTTTGGATCATTCTTGTTAAATACCGCTCCTGCAACTCCACTTATGGTATTTGCTACTGCTTGTGTTCCCGCAGGACTTGTTAGAATATTAATTGCTTCCGCTTTCAATCCAGCCTTGCTTAAACCTTTGACACCCTTATAGGTATTTACTGCCTTGATTGCAGTGCTTAAAAAATTACCACCAGAACTAAATGCAGTTCCATCACCTATTGCACCAAACACTGATTCTAATCCGTCTAATACACCACCTTCGCCTAGTAGGTTACCAGTTCCTCCACCAGCAACAGTAAGTGGTGATGGCGAGTTGTCATAGTGCAGTGTTGCAAAACCTTTTGGTGATCCTTCTGATACAGTACCAGCACTGTATACCACTGATTCATATTCAAGTGTCATGGAACTTTCTGCCGGCTCTGATGTGGCCGCATAGTCTCTGTTTCCGTGTTCCCAGGAAGTTATCTTTGGATTTACGAGAGTATATCCTATAAATCTTCTGCGCCCCATGGTATAAAGCGTGACACTTCTAAATAGAGGACCGCTTATGTCATTGTCCAGTCCATATCTATACTTGTCGAATTCACTACCGGTGGCTCTGTATGGACCAGCCTCACTGCCGTATGCTGAATTAGGAAGATGTCTATCCTTAACATAGTAACCATAGTAGATTGCCCAAAGTGCGTTTATCACGCCCTGGTTATCATCATGGAAGGTAAATGATACAGGATCATAATTTATCATCTTGTATACAATTCTCTTTCGATTATACTGATTGTATGTTTCCGTATCAAATTTAAACTTTGGCAGGTCCGCTGTTTTTACAAGCAGGCCAGTTTCTTCAGCATGTTTGGTTGTAAAATTTGCTGCCTTGTGGGCACTAGGATCTAGTTCTATTCTAAGATAATAATTGAATTTTGTTTTGGGGGCAAGCCTAAAATTATCATCTATAAACAGGCGTGTGGCATGGGTATAGTTTGCTACTCTACCCTTTGGATTTGTTATTCCTGTGAATACGTCGGTTAGAAATCTAGTAAATTTGTTTGCCATACTAGTATTTAGCCATAAAAAAAGCCCGGAAAAAATCCGGGCTTTTTAATTCCAATTCTAAGAATAATATTAGCCTTGAGCTGAACCAGCACCAGTAGTAGATTCTCCAATTGTTCTTTCCACTGCTGCTCCAATACCAACACCAACGCCCTGCTCTCCAGCACCCCATTGTACCATGTTGTCAAATCTAATTGATAGTGCAACATCCATTGGTTCGTTGGTTGCATAGTTAGCATCTCCGTAGTCTACGTTAGTTAGGAAACAACCATATAGGTTTGCTGTTTCTAGAACGTTAATTCCAGCAGCATTATTTCCATTACCACCGTCTAATACTTCAATCTTAGTTGTGAATTTATAATCAATACCAGATCTTGCAGAAGCCTGTTCAACAAAGTCGAACTGTTTCTGAACCTGCTGTCCAACAAGTTTTTGAACTTCGCCACTAGCGTCATCACGCAAGTTAAGTGTGATCGTTTCAAAGGTATACTTACCTGCTAGGTAAACCTTTGAGTTGTAAACGTCTAGTGTCATTTCTTCAAAACCAACTTTTGGTCTTGAAACATCAACTACCTGTTTAGTTAGTTCAGTTGCAGCACTAACTCCAAATCCTAATAAAGTAACGCGGAAGCGATACTTTAATTTAGGCATCAAGAGCACTTGGTTGCCTGCGTCTGTCGGAACTGAAAAGTTATTTAATGATGTAATAGGCATGTCTTATATCTCCCCTGTGTTCTTGACACGCAATGGTATGTAGATAAATTCAATAGCCTTGACTGGCTCAATCGCAATGTCAACATATAGTTCGTTACGATCGATTCTAGCCGGAGTATTGTTTGTTTCATCACAAACTACTGCGAAATCGTAAATTGCTCTTAGACCCACTAGTTCAAGAAGTAAACTTTCAACTGCTTGTTTAATCTCATCTCTAGTAATCTTATCATTTGGTTCAAAAATATACGGACGAGCCAATTTTTGTAGTTGGCTACGCATGTACACTACCAAACGTGCTACGTTGATTCTGTCTAAAGCACTTGCATTTCTTGCTCTAGTCTTCTGACCGTAGTTGACCAAACCAACTCCATTAAAGAATGTGATTGGATTAATCTTTAGATCATACAACGTATCTCTTTGTCCTTCATTCAGGGCCACTGTTTGGAACTCGCCTGTTGCAGCATCAATGTATCCCACTGCTGTTGCATTTGAAATTCCTCCACGTCGTGTACCTGCCGGAGCAAACCATGGGAACGATACCTGATCGCTTAGTGCAATGGTTCTCATCATCATGTGTGATGCTGGAACAACTGCGTTTGCACCTCCTAGGTCAGTTGTAAATCCATTTGGATAAAACGTTCCTAGGTATTCATCGTATGTTACTAAGCCATCGTCGCCGTTATCTGTAACTAGGTTAGCATTCGAACCCCAGTTTGTTAATGTTGTTGCATCCGCTGCTAATCTTAGTGGTGTGTCACCAATAACAAATGCTGTTAAGCCTCTGTCAATGTTAAGATTAACAAGGTTGCTCATTAATTCTGGATATCCAGGAGCAGCAATAATGTTGAAGTTTCTTCGTTCTTCATCACGTATTTGGCTGCTTGTGTCAATAGCACTCTTCATTCTTTGAACAACAACCTTACGCTGTGCCTTTCTACCGAAAGAACCCGATCCATCTTCGTTGTTACCTGATTCAGTAACCCAACGATCAGTTGCATAGTTAGTCATTGCTTCGCTGTTATTGAAGCGTGTGTTGTCTGCTGTGATATCAATGTAGTTGTTAGCATAACGCTTGACGTTACCACCACTTCTACGTAGATTCCATAACAGCATGCCCTGTGGATACAGTGCTGGGTCTGGAGCATCCGGATCTAAGAAATCTACCTTTTGTAGATCTTTGATAGTTGCTGCTGTGTTACCAGTAGCACCAGTTGCGCCGTAGCGTGCATCCGCAAACAGGATTCCATCTTCTGAAGTTTGGTCAGTCTTGTCAACTAACACCCATCTTTCTGAAGCAGGTCCTGATTGGTTGCTGTCATACTTGTAAATTATAGGATAGTTTTCAATATCCGCTGTAGAAATCCAAAGATCACCATCAACAGTTGTACCTGCAACGTATGGATTAGATGCGCTTACGATAGGTGTGTATCCAACTCTGTCGCTAGCCGCTTCAGTGTATGGACTTGTTGCACTTCTATATCCGACCCATGTGTTTCCATCATGGATCATAATATCCACTTCTGAAAACTCTGGATTGTACCATAGTTGACCGTCTGCTGGTTCTGCTTCTGGATTATCTGCACTAGCGTAAAAATCACTTGCAGAAAGTGGTTGCCAGTTTGAAGCAAGATATCTATTTTCAGCAGTAGAGTCATCAGCACCTGGCGCTAATTGGCTTTGTCCTGCTGTTAGTGAAGCATCTGATAAGTTGTAGAAGTTTGCAGTTCCTTCTGCGGTATCGATGTTGTATGGTGTAAACAATGCACCAATTGCATCTCTTCCTACATCACGTAATCTAATTTCACCACCTGTTTTGTGTGAAATAGTTACTTGATTATTTGCTGTTACTGCTGCTTCAACATTTGTTAGGCCTGCCGCATTAATAGCCGCTGCCATTGTGTTAGCATCTGAACTTGAACCTGAACTTGTAAATGTTACGCTTACTGCTGAGTTCAATGCTTCCTGTCCTTGAATTGATTCTTCAATCTCGAACTGGTAATCATCTGCTGTTAATTGTGTTGCTACAACTGCTGAAGTAATTGTAGTTACTCCTGTGTTTGCTCTGCGCCACACGCGGAATACCGCTGTTGCTGGTGAACTGTCATATGCACTGTGTTCAAATGCATTTGTTTGCACAAATAAATCATCTGCTGCAATGTTTGCACCTGCACCGCTTCTATCTAGCGAGTAAATTGCTGAATGTCCACTTGAATATAATGGAGCATCTGCTGATACCCAACTTGTAGTTGCAGAATCCCACTTGCTTGCTCTCCATCTTGAACCGTTGTTTGGTTCTGTAGTTTTTATCCAAACAGATCCAGTTGGTCTTGCATTTGCATCAGTTCCTGGAGCACCTTTCCATTGTGGAACGATTGTGTGTGGAGTCTGTTGCAGTTCTGGACCTTTGTAAGTTGCTGCTGAAATTTCTAATTCAGTTAGGTCAGCAGTTCCTGCACCGATAATAATTGTATTAGCATTAGTATTTGAAGTTCCATCTGTATAAATGTAAATTCTATCACTTACATTCTTTGCTGTAACTCCTGCAATGCTTAATCCGTTAATTGTTGCTACGATATCGTCAACGGTATCACTTCCACCAATAGTAACTGTTGTACTATTAATTGTGAAATTACCTGCTGCTGCTGTAATTTTAGCACCTGTAAGTTGTGCTGTGATTACTGTTGGAATACTTGCTCTCCATTCCTGAGAACCAACTAATACCCAATCGCCTGCTGCAACACCTGCCTGTGTGTTACCTGCAGATTTTAGATACATTCTTGCTGGATCTTTAGAAAAACTAAACGTTCCAGTTGCTGCTGTTCCTACTGTTTCGAAAACAACTGCATAGTCACCAATTGACCCTACTGATCCTAGTGGTGCATTGCTTGAAATTTTTGCTGCATCATCATCTGTTAAAACGATAGGAGTCTTAGCAGCAAATTTCTGACCACCTGTTGTGCTGATCGCTGCTGCATTCCATTCTTGGATACCCCATGATGTAGCGCCTGTGTTTATCCACCATGTTCCATCTGGAGGATTCGCTCCCGGAGCCTCTGCTGACCCTTGTAATTGGTCTAAGTCTACGTCCGCTCTAGTTACGAATGCTGCATTCGAAACACCTAGTAAACTGTATGCTGCTAATAAACCATATTCATTTAATTCTGAACCATGAATAGGTGTATTGCTCGCTGTCTTTTCAAAGTTTGGAACTCCAAAAAGATCTACTAATTCTTTTTGACTTGTCACTTTAAATGCATTTCCTGCATTCGCCGCCGTAGTTGCTGAAGCAACCCCAGTGCCTGCGGCATTAGTTTTGTCTTGGGCCGTTGCAACGACAATTAGCGGAGTTGTGCCGGGTTCTGCCGGGGTATAAAAACTCTCATCTATTACCGTAACTTCTACGCCGGGTGATGTTAGTGCCATGCTGTTATCTCCTGGTAATAATTCAATTCATTACGTAATGCATTGTTATATTGTATTTAGCGGAATATTCAAAAAATGGTGCGTTAAGGCGTTTATTATAAAGGGGTCGAAAAGGTGTAAATACAAGCATGAGACCGTTATGCAAATGCGGTTTAAGACCGCGAGCAGTTAACTACAAGAAGAATGGCAAGACCTATTACAGGAGCCTATGCGAAGCCTGCTCTGCTCACGGAATCCATCACGGAATTCCTCGTTGGTATAGGGCAGGTTATAGAATTAAAAATCATTGCGATAAGTGCGGCTTTAAATCGCCACATGCGGAAGTATTTAGGGTATTTCATGTGGATGAAAATCTTGATAACTGTAGGCATAGCAATCTTAAGACTGTGTGTGCTAACTGTAGGACAGTCTTGGCTAAAGAAGGAATACGCTGGAAGCAGGGTGATCTAGTCGCAGATTATTGATTTCACGCTCGCATAAAGATTATCAATGGTACTGTCATTTGCTATTATATCATCAAACTCTGTGTTTACCCATGCCCATTCAGAACTGTGTATCTTGCGAATCTTCATTTCATTTATGTGGTAATTTGATCCGCCGATTGCTTTTACAGCATCGTCATACCACTCAGGAAGTTCTCCGCGTGTAACCCATACAATCTTACCTCCCAAATTCTTAATTGCCTTAATTTCATTAGGAAAACGCACATCACTTATAACTATGTTGTCCTTGCTCTGTCGCAATTTGTTTTCTATGCTGGCAATCCAGATATCATCATGAAAAGTCTTACGGCATACTTCAGTACCCCAATATTGCAGTACCCATCTAGGAGTTAGAGTCGGCATGTTAAGCCTTTCTGCCCACCAAGAGTCTACCTGTTCGCGCCACTCTCTGGATTCTTTTGTTCTTCCTTCAAGCATCTTTCTATCCCAACCAAACACAGCAGCGACTGAATCCTTAAGTGAATCAGCAAAACTTTCTCTGCGGAATTCATGAAAATTGACTAGATAATCTGCCACAGTATCCTTACCGCAACCGATGAATCCGCAAACGCCTATAATCATATAACTCTCCTTTAAAGTTATATTATAGCGTCTTTAGATTAAATGTCAAGTGTTTAATAGAAGGGTTTTGGTTGTCCTGGCTTGCCTGTATTAAGTTTTCTTGCCAAAACGCTTGCTGTGTTAATTGATTTGGTTCTTTGCTGTCTGCGTGCCTGTGTTGGTGCAGTTCTAGCACGGGTAGTTTTCATTTTTTGTGCTTTGCCTACTTGGTATTGTTGAACGCATTTTGAAGGATGGCTTACCTGTCTACCTTTTCTAGGACCCACTGTGCATCTAAAACGAAGTTTAGTCTTACCGCCCCTTGCACTGGGCGAAGTTCTTCCCCAAACCATTTTAGCGACTTCGTTAAAAATTTGGTCGTGTTCTTCCGCTGTAACTAGTTCCGAAATTCTCATTATCCTATGATCCAACTGTATCCGTGGCCGCCTGCAACCTGCGTTCCAAGTTCCATGGTTAGGCGTTCGATATCATTAAATCCTTCCTGTTTAATGCTTGCACCATTAAGTGCTGTTCCGCCTTGAGGTCCTGCGATACTAGCAAACTTTTCACGTGCCTGTCCTAGCATGACTTTACAGTTTGCCAGTGTATAATCTTTAATCCACTGTCCTGAGTATACGTCTTCCAGTATAACAAAGTCAGGCTTGTCGTTGTATGCCCATAATAAAACTTCTTCTGTTCCTCTTGGACGTTGCATAATAATTAGTTTCTTGCTCTGCGGATTCCATGTAAAGTTGATAAATGAACCAAACATCTTTCCAACTAATTCCTGATACTGTGCAAATAGTTCATATGTTGCTAGTCCGCCCATGTTGGTTGAACTTAGTAGATAGGTATTTGTATATGCTAGGTTAAAAGGTTCAAATACTGTTCCACCTGTGCCACTACCAGTCCTTGAACCAACGCTTCTACGATAAATCTGTCTTACCTGCTGGATTTCTTTTGGTAATATGTATTCGTTCTGATTTTCTTCCAGGCTTAGAGTTATGTAACTTTCTTCCACGGAGTTGTCCGAACGCTGTCTAAACACGCCTAATGCTCTTTTGAGTGCTGTTTCGTAGTGTTCAGGATCTAGTTCAACGTCAATCATGCCGTCACCTAGCATCAGTCTTACATAGTCGAATACTTCTTGTTTTGCTTTATCTATTTGGCTCATATTAGTATTTATGCCTTTGCTAGAAAACGGTAAATACATATACTATGCCAAGACTCAGTTTATACCGCCCGGAAAAGGGCAATGATTACAAGTTCATAGACAAGACTGCCTGGGAAATGTTCCAAGTTGGCGGCACCGATGTGCTCATGCACAAGTATCTAGGTGCTGAAGCAACAGCAGATACAGCAGGAACACCGTCGCAGCCCAAATATGATACTCTAAGCCCCACAAACATACAGGACATGCTATTCCTAGAAAATAGGGATAGAAAGTACGATCCTGATGTGTTTGTCATGCGCGGTGTTTACAATGTGCAGGACATTGATTTTAATCTAAGCCAATTTGGACTTTTCCTACAGAATGATACAATATTCATCACATTCCACATAAATGATACTGTTGAAAAACTTGGGAGAAAGATCATACCTGGTGACGTAATAGAATTGCCACACCTCAAGGATGAATATGCCTTGAACGATTTGAACTATGCACTTAAAAGATTCTATGTTGTGGAAGACGTAAATCGTGCTGCGGAAGGATTTAGTGTAACATGGTATCCACATCTATACAGGGCAAAATGTAAACCACTGGTAGATTCACAGGAATTCAAGGATATATTAGATCAAATTGCGGATTCGGAAAACTTCAAGGGAACTTGGAATCCAGACTCCACATATTATCCTGGCGATACTGTTACTGCACCCAACGGTGAGAAGTACACTGTAATTAGAGAAGTCACTGGCATTGCTCCACCGGATACAACATATTATAAACTTGCAGATACTCTTAAGGACATCATGTCTACATACGAGAAAGAAATGCAAATTACAAAGGCTGTTGAGGATCAAGCAGAAGCGGATACACCACAAAGCGGTTATGATACTACAAAATTATATACTCTACAGCAGGACGAAACGGGCAAGACTGAGCTAGTAACTGCTGATACAACGCTTGATGATGCAACCATAGATACCGTGACGGCAGATGTTGCATTCCAAACTGCCGAAGCCAATGGTTATAAAGGATACTTGGTTGGTGATGGTGTGCCACCAAATGGTGCTCCATTCACGCAGGGAATTGCATTTCCTATGGGACCATCTGAAGGACAGTTCCATCTTAGAACTGATTACAAACCAACGAGATTGTTCCGCTTTGCGAAGGGAAGATGGAGCAAGGTGGAGGATGATGTGAGAACAAATATTACAAATCTTGGAACTAGCGATACAGCACCGGGTGCAGACTTTGCTGGTAAGACTGAAAGAGAAACACAGAAAACTTCATTTATTAACAATACTAACGAACAAGTTATTGACGGTAAGGTTGTTAAGG